GGGTGGAACGCGGCCGCCAACGCCGACGACTGGAGTAAATCCGACCGCAATCGGGAAGGCGACACGACCGGTGCCAGCGCCCAGCGCAACGGCATGTTCAATGCCGATGGCAGCGTCAAGGTGGCCACCGGAACCGGTGATGCCGGCAAGGGTGCAGGTGACCGCGGACCACCGGGCAGCGAGACCGATACCTGGACCCGCGACCAGATCGCCCAGGGCGGCACCTGGCTCAAACGTCCGCCTTACGGCTACACGCCGACCTCGCTGGACAAGTATTGGATGCCGAACCAGACGCTGCTGCAGGAATGGGTGCGTCGCGGCCTGAAGAAGATCGAGATTCCGATCCCGGGAACGACCACCAAGATCAGCTGCGTGGTGTCGCTGCTGCAATTCGGCGGCGGCTGCGGCCTGAGCGACCCCAACCTCAACGATCAACCCGCAACCGCACGCCCATCGCCGGACGTCCCGTTCAAGCGGGAGTTGCAGGAAGACAAGGGTGTGCTGCGCCGTAGCGGCGAGTGAGTGTCATGCACCGTGATGAGCGATCGGTGGCCCGATGGAGTGGAACAGAGGGTAAGCTGATTCCAAGGCATCAGTCGATACACCACCAGTTCGCGAGCTTGTCCCACGGTGGTTTACCGCGACACCAGCGGCGGCCGTGAGTTTCTGAAATGGCTGGCTGCCATCTTCATGACAGGCGACCATGCTTTGAAGATTCTCGTGTTCGGCTACGTCCAGTGCCCGGCGCGATCTTACATAATATACAGAATATGCGAAGTCGGGACGCTCAAACCCTTGAATTTCAAGGGTTTTCGTCCGACCTGTCGCCGGCATCATGCCGATGGTTAGAACCATCGCCCCGACCACCGTAGTGACCGGGGACAGTCTGTCCCACACCACGCTCCACGCCTTCCGCGCTTCTGGGCTTTCAGCGCTTTCCGTTCTTACTAACACTGCAATTGTCGGGTCGGCTTGAGCTAGCCTGATCAGTGCCATCAGGTGTTCATCCTTGATCGGCTTCCCCTTACGCCATAGCGATATCGCGCTTGGCGATACATCCAAGTGCTTCGCCAATTGACGGTCGGACGGCTCATTACATGCTTTTAGAGCCGTGTCAAGCAATTTGTTTATCGTCTGCATGATGAGTGTTACTTGACGTGGGTGTTGAGTTTTAGTTTATATCCACTCCGTGACGAGTGGTACTCGACACCGCGCCCCCCCGGCTCCCCTCCGGGGTCCGCGTCAAGGGGCAGGGGATAGGGGCTTCATGGACACAAACGCACTTGCACTGATCGGCGCTTCCGCGCTGACCGTGATCGTCGGCCTCGCCCGAGTGGTCGCCTGGATTCTTGACCGTCGCGCCGAAGCTGCGCTGCGCGCACACCGCGAACAGGTCTTCATCATCGAAAGCTACGTTGCCTTGGTCGCGCCGACCATTTCGCAACGCGTCACGATTTGTAGCGCCGAATCCGAAATGGACGTGGTGGCATGAGCGCCGTCGTCGTTTCACATATCGACACTTACCACATCGTCATCGGTGGTCGCCGTACTCGTCGTTTCCGTCTCACGGTGCGCCGTTCGGGTCGTTTGGTGCAGCAGAGCGTGCACGCCTCGCGCAGTGCTGCTCTTGCCTGTCAAACCGCTGCTGTGGAGTTCTACGCGCATGCATAAGGTCGCTGCTCTCTTCGTTCGTCGTGATTCGGTTTACAAGACCATGCCCGGTGTCGATGCGTTTGATTTCGACCGCGACGCATTGACCTTCGCAGGCGGCATGCCTGTGGTCGCCCATCCGCCGTGCCGTTCGTGGGGCCGTTTGCGCGCGTTCGTTACCCCTGCACCTGGTGAACGTGAGCTTGCCATTTTTGCTGTTGACCAGGTGCGCCGCTTTGGTGGCGTGTTGGAGCATCCCGCGTCTTCCACGTTGTGGCCCTGTGCTGGTCTTCCGCAGCCTGGTTCGTTCGATCAATTTGGCGGATGGACTTTGCCCATCCTGCAAAGCGCGTGGGGCCATCGCGCTGACAAAGCCACCTGGTTGTATGTCGTCGGTGTTGCACCTTGCGATGTTCCTGCCATCCCATACCGTCTCGGCCTGGCCACGCATGTGATTGCGCAATGCCGCACGCGTGCTGATGGCACGCGCAAGCGCAAGGGTGATTTTGATTGGCGTCCTGAGGTGTCCAAGGCAGAGCGCGAACACACGCCGGCTGCGCTGGCAGCTTGGTTGGTTGAGTTGGCGCGTTGTGCTTCGGTTGCCGCTGTCCGGAGGGCTGCGTAATGGCCGGCCAGCTCGCGGTGTCGGGACTCCCCTCGTCTAACAGGGGAGTCAGTGAATTCAGGAACGCCGATGGCACCCTAACGGTCGCCATTGACTGGTTTTCCGCCTCTGTGGATTTGCGCGCCGTTCTGGGCGAAGCCGGTGTGTTCGTCAACGACGACCCCGAAGAGGTCCGCGAATGGATGGACGTCACCGCCGAGAACGCCCGCGCGGTTGCACTGCAAGTCTTCTGTTGGTTCTTCGCCGGCTTGGGCTTGGAACTTGACGAAAAGGTCGGGCCGGGGCGGTTTTACCTGTGGCGCGTGCGTATCACTGACCGCGAAGGCCAGCACGTGGGCCTGATCGAGTTGGGCGGTGAACACTGCCGCCGTGCAGATGGCACTTACACCGCGCGTATCGAGTTGACCGGCACCGGGTGTGGAGTGTTGAGCGCAGCGCGCTGCGGCCATGCGAAGCGGTGGCTGGAGCTTCGAGCGAAGCTCGAAAGCTGCGCTGGACGATTGACCCGCGTGGACGTTGCCGCCGATGACCTGCTTGGCAAATACCCCTTGAAACTGGCGCAAAGCTGGTATGCATCGGGCGAGTTTGACAACCGTGGACAGCGCCCCAAGGCGCAGACCGTGGACGATCACGACAGTGGCGACGGCAAGACCTTTTATGTCGGCGGCAAGAAGTCCGAAAAGCAGCTGCGCGTGTACGAGAAGGGCAGGGAGCAAGGCGACAAGGCCTCCGAATGGGTTCGCTATGAAGCGCAATTTCGCGCCACCAACCGCAAGGAATTGCCCTTGGATTTGCTGCGCGATCCTGCTGGCTATCTGCTCGGCGCCTATCCCGTTCTCAAGTTCCTGCACTGCGTCGCCACGCGCATCGACATTACGAAAGCTGCTGTCGATGCCACCTGGAAAAGTGCGCGTCGCCACATCAAGCGTCAGTACGGCGCAACCCTGAATTTCATCGTGCGGCATTGCCCAACGCCTGACGCGTTGCATGCCGTTATCAGTACCTGCACGTCGCATCGGCTACCGGCGTGGGCAACAGCAGACGTAGCCAATCAATGGCCCGAAATCGCGGGCATCAATCAAACCTTAGAAGGGGTTACACCATGAGCGGAATCAAAGTCACTGTATTGAGCGCCGAAGTCGATGAGCGTGGCGGCACGTTCAAGGATGACGAGGGCAAGGATCGGGAATACACCACGCGCAAGCAGAAGGCCAAGCTGGAAGCAGGCGGCTTCGCGTATCCGCTGGATGTGCGTTTGGAGAAGGGTCAGGCCGCCTATCAGCCCGGCGAATACGAGCTTGATCTGGAAGCCATGGTGACGGTCAACAAGGGTGCGATCAATTACAGCAAGTTTCATGTGTTGCGGGCAGCTAAGCCGGCGCGTGTTTCCTAACTCATATGCATGCGAGCAGGGATGCTGAGCAATGGCAAAGATCCTGACCTGCACGCAATACAACGATTCAACGCAGCAATGCGAGGTGCAAGCCTGGATCGATCAATCGGACTGGACGACACCACTTCCCACCATCGAACAGGCCGCGATGGTGGGCGGCGCTTACTTCATCGGCCTGATGACCCTTGCAGTCATTAAAGGACTGCTCAACCCAAAATCCATAGAGGAATAGCATCAATGAACAAGAACATTTCGACCGTTGTCACCAAGGCCAAGTCGGCTGTCAGCAACGCCAAGACCGCCGCAATCGTGGGTAGCACCGCGTTGATGGCCATGCCCGGTTTCGCCTTCGCCTCCGGTGGCGGTGGCGATTTCGATGGCACCGCCATCGTTGGCAAGGTGGTTACCTACACCGCCATCGGCGTGACCATCTTGGCCGCGTTCGCGCTCGGCCGCTGGACGCTTCGCGCACTGGGCCTGATCGGCGGCAAGTGAGCCAATCAGCGGAATAGCAGGGGAGGGGAAACCCTCCCTTTTCAATTGGGGTATGTAATGGAAGGTCTAATCGTGTTGGCGTTCTTGATCCATGCCGCGCACGTGTGCGCGACGGGCTGGAACTGATGCGCTGGCTTGCTCGATATTTTGCTCGCGCTGTCGTGCGTCGTGTTGTCTACGTCGTGGTGGCGTTGATGTTCGCCGCGTTGGGCATTGGTGGTGCGCGCGCCTCCAACTACGGAGATCAGGGCATTGCCAATGCTGTTTGCCAAGCGCATCTGGCAGCAGCCCAAGCACGTGTTAAGTCTGAAAACGCAGAGCGCGGCGATCAGTATTGGCAAGTGGCCTTTGCATGCGTCATTGATCCGGCGCAGGCAGGAAATTACACATATCTGTGCACCGTTAACAACGGTGCTGGCGGCTGTGCTGCCTTTGTCAAGAACTTCGCTCCGCCTCAGGGCGGCGCATACGATTACAGCTTCAATCCCAACGAGACATGTGCAGCACGCAATAGCACTAAGCTTGCAGATGCCGCACTGGGCTACTCGCCCCCGTCAAGTTGCGTTGGCGGCTGTCAGGTGCAGGGAACGCCGTTTAGCAGTGCGCAAGGACCGGTCACCGTCTATGGCATGAAGGAAAGAACGTACAACGGACAGGTGTGTACCCCTCAGAAGCCCACGCAGGATATCGGGCAGGCAGAAGATGATAAGAAGGATGCGACCCAACCCAAGGCCCCGGAGTGCACCGCGATGGGCGCTGGTCAGACTGCGTGCGTGAAGCCCAATGGCGACTATTGTGCGACAGCTTCAACCGGTAAGACCTTCTGTTGGAGTCCGAGCGAGACCGGTAAGAAGGCCGATGGCTCAGATGCGCAGACACGCACGCCAAAGGGCGAGGCAGTGACGCCGCCCACAGTGCCGCCGAGTGATGGTGAGTGGCAGCGTAAGGAGGGTCATCAGCAGACGACTTGCACCAATGGTAGCTGTAACACCAACAATGTCACCAATTATTCGAGCGTGCCGACAGGTACCTCTAAGAATTCCACCGGCGATAATAGCGAGAATGGCGCTGGCAACACGTCCGGCAATGGCGCTCAAAGCGGCTCTGGCGACAAGGACGGCGATAGTAAAGACAGCGCTACTGATAGTGGCAACTGCACGACTGCGCCTGCTTGCGTCGGCGATACGCTTAAGTGCTTGCAGCTGAAATTCACGTGGAAAATTGAGTGCAACACGCAGGCCAGCGAAGTCACGAAGGGCGATACGTGCGGCGAGAGTGATGTGCCGGTGTGTGCCGGAAAATCGTGTAAAGCTGAAGCCTATGCAAGCGTCCTGCAGCAGTGGAAACAGCGTTGCGCAATGGAAGCGCTGGGGCAGGGCATGGCCTCGCGTGCAGCTGGTATCAGCAATGGCGACGATGCTGGGGTCGTTGAAGGGATTTGGGGCGGTGAGTCCGGCAGCAGCGGTATGAAGCTGCGCCAAGACCTCATCAACGTCGGCGGCAACGGCAGTGCCGGTCTTCTTCCAGATGTTGAAATCGAAGGTCAGCGGTGGGTCATTCCCGCAGGGTTCTTCGACGCAATCGCTGCGGTCAAGATGGTCATCATCGCGATGTGCACAGTGATCGCGATGTTCGTGGTTGGGAGGAACATCTGATGTTCGATTGGGCTCGCGATTTTGCGAACAATTTTTTCGAGAACGCTGCTGACGCGGTTCACAAGCTGGTCAAGCTCAAGGCAGCGATCTGGCTTGGTCGGCTGCTGTCGGCGCTCGGCCTCGGCTTCGCCGCACAGCATTTCATCTACAACCCAATCATCGAATACGCACAGACCGCGTGGTCATCCGTGCCTGCCGGTATCGCAGCCTGGGTGCACGCGCTTGGGATCGATGCGGGCGTGTCCATCATTCTGAGCGCATACGGCATTCGCGGCGCTGAGCGCATGTTTATTCAACGTAGGAACCAAGCCACATGATCGGCGACACCGCCTCTATTTCACTGCTCACCGGCTTGCCAGGATCTGGTAAGAGCTTGCGCATTATTCAAGCGATTCGCTATCTCATGGACAAGGGTGCACACGTCTACGTCTGCAACATTGACGGCATCTCGGTGCCGGGTACGACGCCGTGGGCGGACCCGCACAAGTGGCAGGATCTACCGGCCGGATCCATCCTGTTCGTCGACGAGGCGCAGCACTTTTTCCCGGCACGACGGGGCGGTGATCCGGTCGAAACGATCAAGGCGATGTCGACGATTCGACACGACGGCGTGCGCTTGGTGCTTGCTACTCAGCAGCCTAACTACCTCGACACCTACCTGCGCGGCCTGGTCGGCTATCACGAACATCTGCTGCGTCAGAGCGGCAAGCAGAAGACCTTTATTTTCCGGAATAGCCAGATCATCGAAGAGGTGCGGTCGCCGTTGCCGCGCATCAAAAAGCTATACGACTACGAAGTGTGGAAACAGCCAACAGAGTGCTTCAAGTTCTACAAGTCGGCTGAGGTCCACACGATGAAGTATCAGATGCCGGCGTTGGTGAAAAAGGCACTGATGATTCTGCCGGTCGTGGCCATCCTGGCCTGT